CCACCAGGTTGTAAACGTTGACGAGCACCTGATGTATACCACTCGTAGGCTTTTTCTAAAAGGTCCTTGGACATTGCATCTTGTTCCGAGTGCGGATCGTCAATAATTAGTAGGTCCGCTCCTCTACCTGTTATTGCACCACCAACACCAGCTGCAAAGTATTCACCACCTTGTTTTGTTTCCCAACGTCCGGCAGCTTTAGAATCTTCTTGAAGTTTTGTTTTAAATAATTCTTGATACTCTTTTGAGTCAATTACATTTTTTGCTTTACGACCAAAACGTATTGCTAGTTCTGCTGTGTGGGTTGCCTGAATGATCTTTAATTTTGGATCAAGGCCCACCATCCATGCAGGTAATAAACACGATGCAAATTCTGATTTGGTATGCCTGGGTGGCATGTTAATAATTAATCTATTTATTTCACCCGACGCCAGTTGATTAAACTTATCTGCAATGTGCCTGTGGTGGGACCCCTCTACAAATTCTCGCCAAACATATTTTACAAAATTTAAAAAATCTCCTTGGACACCATCTTTAATGTCTTCTCGTTTTCTTAAAAGTTTTTTTAATCTATATTCGTGTTGAACTTTTTCAGGTAATTTATTTTCATCTATTTTAATAGTTTCTTTCATATGGTACCAAAAGTATTTTTAGCCCCTACGGCCGTGTAAATCAAGCATATATATACATACATTAGGATCCCTATCCACGTAACAAGGGGGGTGGGGGCTTCGCCACTTTTAATTTTTGGTGTCGCGTTGGGACCACTATTAGATTAATGGACCACGCGACACGGGTCACGGCTCAGCACAAATAAAAAACGCTGCCCGTGTATCACGGGCAGCGTTAACTAACTAATTGAGAGTTTATATATTATTATTAATGTGGTGTAAGGTTCTAAGAAATATCAACCCACCAGATGCAATTAATATTAATGGTAAGTAAATCGGAAAGTCTATTAATGAGCCTTGAGTATATAGGCTAGAGTGTACAGCAATAGCTATTCCTATCACACCTAAAAACATCACACCGAAACCAGATATTAAACCTAGTATTAAAAGAAATTTAGTCATTACAATGATCCATTTTTAATTGGTTTAAAAAACTCGATCTTTTTAATGCCTATTCCATTTTTATATGGAATTACTTTATATGGTGTCGGACTTTCAAGGCCCGTCTTTATATGTTCTTTAATGGCATAATTCCAATCAGTAGCCATTAATTTATTGTGTCGATCATTAATGCATTTTAAAGCGTCTTTAGTCCAATTAAACCCCCTTATAAATGCGCCACCATAAGTCACGGTATAGTGAATTCCTAAAGTTGAATTATGATGTTTTTTTATTTTATGATTTTTATATATCATTTTTTATTATCCTCACTTTCAGTATTGACAATATCAAAATTAAGTATATTGTCAATAGGATAATAAAGGATAATAATATGAATAAAGAAACAATTAGAGAGTTCTTATTGAGAGGCGAAAAAGAAAAACGTTTTTTAATAAGTGACGTTGCAACTCATGGTTGTAGTGGTGGAACAATATCCGAGTTAATCTATTATGATGACACGGCTAAGTTCCACGATAAACACGAAGACGAAATTTGGGACGAGTTAAATAATTTGTCTTTAGATTTAGGCGAATTTCCAATTGAAGTTATTAAGGGTATGAGAGGATCAAAGCATATCGATAGCATTGGACAGCTTAAAAATCTTTTATCTTGGTGGGCGTGTGAGGTTATCGCTCAGCGGATAATGGACGAGAGAGAAAAAGCACTTGCAGATAAAATCAGATCTTGCGCTTAAAAGTTTCATGAGCCGTGGCCATTGGTTCACGGCTCATTATTAAAGGGCCTATCATGTAAATTTATAACCTCGAGGTATTGATAGGCCCTTTAATAATTAGAGGGTCGTGGGATTTATATAGAGCGTTTTGTCCCATTTGTTTAGAGTAATAAACGCGCTTAAAGACACTCTAAACCGACCCTCTAATTATTTAAGAAATTTTTATTTTTTATTTTATTTTACAAGGCACAAGCTAGAATTTTCACGTTAAAATGCACAAGCGCCATGGTTCAAGGACAATGGACAAGCGATCAAGCTACAAAAAGTTTTGAACGTGGAACATGGAACACGGGATTTTGCAAGTATCACGCGTTAGACACGCGTGAAAAATTAAGAAAATATATATTTTATGCTGATTTTTTATAACGTGACAGGGGGTGTATTAAAAGCAATCTAAGCAATAGTTTTTATTGATATTGCTTGTATAATCATGGCGTAAAGACGCCAAACAACTAAAACAATAACCTCTCATGTCCCGTAAGTTGCCATTTATTTCATGTGTAATTTTAAAATGATTTCTCAATTCATCAACTTTCATTTGCTTTAATTCATCTGAGTTTAAATCGGGGTCGTTAATAGCAATCTTTAATAAGTCTTTTTTAGTTAAAAGTCTTTTATTTTGTATTGTCTTTTTTAATGCGCTTGTATTCATCATATAGTTTAAATAGTTTAAATTTTGGACAATTAAGAGCAAAAAAACTGATTTCATCTCGCATTTCTTTTTGCTCTTCATAGGCTTTATGCTTATTGCTATCTATTACTTCAAAATGATCTTGTTTTAATTCAGTCATTTTCTTTTTAATCCTAATTCTTTTAATTCAGCATCGCTAAAATCCCCGTACCATTCATTAAGAAAATTACTACAAACTTCAATAATATCTTTTATGCTATCGTTTTTCATTCTATACTCTATATAATCCTCAATGGACATAAGACCCCGTTTGTTATGTATTTTATTTGTCATAATTACATTTTATCTAAAAATGGGTCTTCAAATTTTTGGTTGTTTTTAATATCTTTTTTAATGCCGTTAATTTTGCCCTCAATCAATATCTTAATTTTTAAAGCCGTTGCCGTGTCAATATCTTTAAGTGAATTAATCTCGCTTAATAAATCTCGCAATGCGAATAACTTACCATAACGAGTTGAAGATTGACTAGCGTTGTTAATATTTTTAGCAATGTCAAAAAACATATCAGTATTACTCATAATTTATATTATCCTTTATATTAATTTATATCTTTATATAAGGGATATTATTATAATATCCCTTATAGTGTCAAGTGTTAATTTTCTAATCTTTTTAAAGTGTTAGGATTTAAGGCAATAGTTAACATAGATGAACCATTTTTTAATGCCTCATTTAAATCAACTGCTTTAGCCGTTAAATTAGGATAACTCAAAGTTAACAATAGATTTTTAACTTTCCCGTCTATAGCGTCTAATTCCTGACCCTCTTTAGTCGATTTTCTAAATTGTTTTGTTAATTCATCACGGCAGATTTTTTGTAATTTAGAGTTAAAATCGTCAAAGTCTTCATTATATCCAAAATAAGCGTCAAAACCATTAATTTTAGATTGACGTTCACAAATAACTTGAACTTTTTTAGCGTGAGATTTAACAGCGTCTTTTAAAGCCTCTAATTTATTTTCTATGGACCGTTCAAAGTTTGTTAAATCTTCAGTCACTTTTTTTAAAGCCTCTAAATCTTTTTTGACTTTAATATCTTTTAAAAATAATTGATATTTTTTGTCAAAAACCTCATCAACTTTATTGTCAAGCGATCTATTTAATTCACGCTTTTTTTCGGCTGTTTCCTCTTTTATTATTTTTTCATATACTTTTATTTTTTTATCTGAAAAAACAACTTGTTTATGTGTGTCTTTATTTGTCATATTATCCTCTTTTTTTATTTATTTGATAATCCCAAATTATCCCTTGACAAATAAAAGTCAAGCATTATATTTAAAAAATTATTGTCCTTGCAATAATGCCCCTATTGATTATGCAATTATGCGAGGCGCTTTAAGGACCTTTATTCAATAGGGGCTAACAAAAAAGAAAGTATGAAATATAAATATAAAGAACAAAAAAAGCTTTTAGGGTCTTCAACCTTTAAAATGGCAAAATCAAGTAAATATAAACACTCAAGCGATATATTACATTTAGCCCCCGCAAGTATAGGTGGCGTTAATATATGTCCAAGTTCAAGCCCTATATGTGTTAAAATGTGTTTAAACACAAGCGGTAGGGGTCAAATGACAAGCGTCCAAAAATCAAGATTAAATAAAAAATACTATTTTTTAGCTGATAGGCAAAAATTTTTAAAACACTTAGACCGTGAAATTAAATTAGGTTATGGACGGGCAAAAAGAAAAAAATTAAAATACACGGTACGATTGAACGGTACAAGCGACTTACCATTTGAGAGATACAAGCTAGACAACGGCTTAAATCTTATGGAAAATAACCCACAAGTACAATTTATAGACTATACAAAAATTAAAAATAGACTACTTCAAAAGCTGCCAAAAAATTACAGCTTAACCTACTCACAAGCTGAGAATAATTTAGAAGATATAAAACAAGTATTAAAAACAAAATATAATATTGCAACGGTATTTAGAAAAAAACTACCTAAAAAATGGCTTGGACGTAAAGTTATAAACGGGGATAAGCACGATTTAAGACACTTAGACCCAAAAAAAGTTGTGGTTGGTTTAATTGCTAAAGGTAAGGCCAAAAAAGATTTTAATGGATTTGTGCAAGATGTTTAATTTTGTGCGAATAAAGGGTCGAGGTTATATAAATATGTGGAGAAACTTGAATAAACCACAAGCGTCAAAAATACGCTTAAACCACAAGCGACCCTTTAAAACTAACAAGCGACAAGCTCAAGCGACAAGCGAGGAAGGGTAATATGAAAATAAACAAGAAATATATTAAAAGTTTAGTATTACAAGAAATTGAAGCGTTTAGAGAAAATAGAGATGTACCTACTATAACTGACTATTGGTTATGCAATCAAATTGGGTACATTGACGCTTTGTTATTTTTATTAGACAGACACGCTTTAAGAGAACTATTTGACGAAGTACATAATAAAATAAGAGAAAGAGGATAATATGAAAAAACAAACTGAAACAATTGATGTTGAAATAACTGTAGATCATTATGGATTTTATCCTAATGATAGATGTCTTGGTGATGTATCAAAATCTTATAAAGATTGGGTAGAAAAAACTCATTTAGTTAAATGGGATGATTACGAGTGCGGTTCTTTTATGGCAGATGTAGAAATGATTGATGATTGGATAGAAAAAACTAATCAACCTTATGAAACATTATGGTCAGAAAATGATGACGGTATTTATTTAGTTGATAAAGATTGGAGAAAAAAAATATGACACAACGAGATGAAGGACACAATTATAGAGATAGTAAGAATAAGGCTCAGGCGTATGAGCGGAAACAAAAGTATGAGGCAATCATTGATATGATTATAAGGTGGTTGGATGCAAATATTGATGATGGTAATTTAGATTTAATTAAACAAGAAATAGCGAGTGATAGTAGAGATTTAAAAGAAAAAATAGAGATTGCATTAGACCCAAGCACAACCAAAAAACAAATAGAGGACGGGGACTTATAAACTAGACAAATACTTCACACAATCTTCAAGCGAATCAACCACAGGCTCAAGCGATGACAACGATGAATCTACAAGCTCAAGCGATTGTTTACCTTCAAACAACAGATGCTTATCTTTCCACTCTACAAGCACAAAAGAATTCTTGGGATGCATGACATGAAACGAAACTTGATGAGGGGACAAGCGAACCTTATCACCTTTGGCTACTTTTAACTCTATTGTGAAAAAGGTGCTATTAACATTATAGCCCAATAAATCAGGAGTCCCAGATAAGCTTTGGTTTTCAATTCTAGTCCATAAGATATCTTTAGATACCCTTTTAAGTTTTTCATATAATTTTCGCTCTGGAGCCATGCCTTTTTAAAGGTAACAATGTCATTTATTTAATAATCTTTTTGTAGTTTATCTGGCAAGATAAGACTGGAAGGTTTCTGTGTTTTTAAAACTAATCTATGTGAAGTATGACCAGGTTGACCGATAATGGGCTGTGTATTTTCATGCACTTCCATTCGTTTAATCTCATGCAGTCTGCCATTTTTTTCTACGTAGATTGTTGCATTCTTAATAGCATCAGACCCTTTCGTAAACTGACTTAGAAACAGCTGCAAGTCTTGAACTCTCATAAATCTTTTCGTCTTAACTTGTTAGATAAATTCTCTATCACTTTTTTATAACCTTGCAACAAATTTTCTTTACTTTGACTTTCATACCAAAAAGTTTTCCAATAATAGATTTGTTTTTGTGCATCACGTAATATGGACTGATACATCTTAATAGTGAGTTGGAGTTGTTCAATTTGTTTGGTTAAGTCTAGATCGCCTCTGTCATCTTTCATACCTTGACTTTATAACTATGTTACCTTAAATTGTCAATATGGCAGCAAAAAGGTCACTAACCTCGATGCAAAAGAGATTTGCACAACTACTTGTATACGGAGATCCTGAAACAGGCAAAGCTCTGAGTAAATCAGAGGCTGCAAAAATGGCAGGATACAGTCCAAATAGAAATAATAGAAGTGGGTACGAGCTAACCAATCCTAGAATACACCCATCGGTTGTTCAGTACATAGAGCATTTAGAGGGTGAAAAACTAGAAAAACATAGGGTTACAAAACTAAATCACATAGCAGAATTAAATAGAATCAAAGAACTAGCTATTAAAAAAGGTAATTTTTCTGCGGCTCACAATGCTGAAAAATCTAGAGGTCAGGTAGAAGGTCTATATTGGAATAGAACAGTAGGATTAACAGGTAAACTAGAAGACATGACCAAAGAAGAATTAGATAAAGAAATTAAGAAAACAGAG